GACTGTTCAGCAGTGATGGCTGTCTTTGCAGGAGTAACACCAGCAGCAGCGCCAGGAATGGGAACACCTGCTCTGCCTTCTTCTTCAGAGAAGCTGGTTCTACCTCCTCCCGTGAGACCGCCTTCAGCATAGCCTGTGACAGACCCTCCCTTAGCCATACGCTGAGCATATTTATCCGAGACAGCGTTGTATTTCATCATCAATGCAGGAGAGCTTTGGAGAAACTCATCAAAGCCCTGCATAGGGCCATCGTAGCCTAGCTTACGAGCTAAGATTTCACGCTGCTTAGATGTAAAAGATGTGTTCATAGTTGTCCTATTCACTTAGAAACAAAGCTCTTTCTGCTTGTCTGCGTCTAACAAGACCAGGAAGCACCTTTCCTGCCGCTTTAGTCCACGACATGAAAGCATCAGCAGCTTTCTCAAAGTCTCCTCTATTGATAGCCATACGCATTGCAGAGCGTTGAAAATTACCTAGCCCTGCATTGAACGCAAAAGAGACACAAGCGTCAAATGCTCCTTGACGGCCAATAAGACCAGGAGAGAGACGAAGTACACCTCGCTCAAATACACTGAGATCTTTCTCAAAAAGCTCATTCACTTCTTCCTTGCTCCAAGTCCTGTTGTCAGCAGAGCGCAAAGGATAGTCCTTCCTGATAATGCCTGTATAGCCTTCTTTAGGCGTCATAGGCAAAGCAATCTGATCTTGGTACAGAACATGCCCATAGCCAATAGTCCAGATATGAGCAGGACACAGATAAGGCTTAAGTCTGCACCCTTCAAACAGGTGCATCAATTCTATACCTTTTTTGCTTGTTTTCATTTCTTCGAGAAAGCCTGTGTACCAAACCAGAAAGCAATGATGGATGACAGGATAATCATCTCATCGTCAGTGAATGCTTGAGAGACAACAGTCATGAAATCAAGCCCTTCAGACCAACCCCACCAAATGATAGCAAAGTTGAGAATGACAAGCTCGATAACAAAGATGAGAGTCACCAGAGGTCTAATCATAGCTCTGAGGTTGACAACCCATCTGCTAGCGCCTTCACCAATAGCAACATCATGCGCTAACAGAGCCTTCTGATGATCAACAACAGTTTCATGTTCTCGAATGGACGCATCCACCTTCTGTTGATCTAGTCTGATTTCTTCAACGCGAGCCTGGGCTACATAGCCTCTTTCAAGCATCTGTAGCTCTTTGTCATTCTGCATACGAGCAAGAGCAAGTTCGTGCTTCTTATCAGACCTGTCTTGAAAGAACTCGAGGAACTTAGGTAGCCCTCCCATGAGGAAAGAAGCAATAGTAGATAACAGGCTAATCATAGTTCCGCTCCTTGCATTAATGAATAAACGACATCAGCTATGGCCCAGATTAGGTAAGCTAGGAAAATGATAGAAGCACCAAGTATGGTGTTCATGACAACACTCTTTCTCTTCTGCGCTTGTAGGTGCTCTTGTCTCTTTCTTCTTGTCGTTATCTTCTTCCGCTCTTCTATCATGTCTCTATAGGCTTCGATGCCAAAGCGGTAAACAATCATTGTTCTCAATTCAGTCTCTTGCTCTTCAATCTTCTTTCTTCTTATCAGAGCTTCCAGCGCTTCCTGCTCTACCGATTCCTTATGTACTATCTGCTTAAACAAAGAAGGATTGTTAGCTTCTTCGTCTGCCTTGTTCAAATCAGCACAGGCACTAAACCACTTACCCAACTGCGAAGCAATGCCTTCGATTTCCTGTCCAAGCTCAACGCCTCTTTTAACAGCATTGAACGCAGCCGTAGCCGCAGCGAAGGCGCTTATAGGATCAATCACGACGTCTCACATCTTTATAGATTTGGTATAGCTTCTGTCCTATCATCAACACTGTGTAGACGAGGGTAGCCCACACCAAAATCTCTGACACCTGGTAGCCTGCCAACGTAGCCAACGACACTGAAGCTGGAGGAGCAACCTTTGCAGCAATAACTGCGCTAGACTCTGTAATCTGCTCTGTTGACGACATAGGCTACCTTCTATCAGCATTGCTATATTCAATAGAAAAAGACTGAATAACGTAAGGAGGAATGTTGGTGTTGGAAGAAAACTTCAACGACACAGATTCACCATTACCAATCAGAAGCGTCTCATACGAAGGACTAGAGGTGTCTCCATAAGTCGATGATGTTGTTCCTAACACAACACTAGGAGGCTGAATCACATCGCTCTTGTTGTAGTTGAGCAGAGTATCAACAGTGGTAGTGACGTTTCCTTCAGGCTCAACAGTCATTGTCAGCTTAAGGAAGCTCTTCCTCACCTTAGGATCGTTGATGGTGTAATAAGGCGTGGAATAAGTGGCAGTGATGTTGGCACCGTCAAAGGTGTTACCGCTGTCCATCTGGTAAACATATGTGCTTTCAGTAGGATACTGAATAAAAACACATTCGTTTTTAAATTTATCTAAGAAATTAGAATAAACAAAAAGACGAGATGTTAATGCCCAGGAAATTTCTGTGGGATTGGCAGAAACTTGAGCAGCAATGATCCCGGTTGGGGTAGACGTACCTGTGTTAGGATTACCAAAAGAGCCTATAATAAAAACTCTATACTGCTGTTTGTTTGGGAAAAAGACACTGGAATAATTCCGTTCTGAAGCTACTCCAATGTTGCGAAAAGCAGCCGTTTCTGTGCTTATGGTGTTAGACACAACACCAAGACCCAAGCCGCTTTGTTGGTCTGCATCAAGAAGTCGAATAAAGCCGTTATCACTTAAGAATAAGACATCTCCGTTGATTTCTTGAATCGTTGCTCCGTCAACACATCCTGTGTTTTCTGTAATCGGTGCAAGAGAAAAAGTATCAACACTGGAGCCGATAAGACGATGTATGCTTTTTCTGCAAAAAATAATTAGGCTGTCTCGAAGAGAAAGAAGACCTACGATGGTGTCGCCTATAGAAATTTCACCCGCACCTTCTGCGGGACTATAATTAAATACGTTATATGGTGCAGAAAAAAACAACCTAGTAGGATGCCCCCAAAACAAATGATTCTTAAAATAAGCAACAGAGTTTGTATAAACCTGCGACTCATTTAACGCAGTTATTTTTGCGTTTAGTTCTGACACCATTTCATAGCAGCCTGTATATCTGCTAATAATGTAGCAAGGTTTTCCTGCCACAGCAGTGTAGTCTTGCTGTCCAATACTAAATTGTGTTGTAGCTAAGGCTTTTCCTTCTTGGTCAAAAGAATAGGAAAGCCATTCAACACGGGAATTATCAGACGGACTTGAAGACAGCGCCGGATAGATGTTGATGGTGCATGTGTTATTAGAAAGCGTATACGTCCCAGCAGCTACGGTGTATACACCAGTAACCGACACAGCGTTAACTATAAAAGTATCTCCTTCTCTAGGAGGATATTTTACGTCTTTAATGCTAAGAGTAGTTCCTGTTTGTCCGGAACCATCGACGCGGGAATAGAATTTACCATAAGGAGGAGGTAGACCTGTTGAACTGAAAAGATGAAGACCATTCATCATCTTTACGTCTATCCATTTGTCACCAGAGCTGCCTTGATTACTACTGATGGCCCCATAAGGACCAAGAAAATATACAGTATTTGCAGCAGACCCAAAAAGACCAGGAAAGGACACAAGTTGGATATGCGCGTTTTTTGGGTCATTTATAAGATTACTTGGATACCCTACAGGAGAAATAGAAAAGAAAATTGGAGTTTTATCAGAAACAGTAATAGAAGAAGAAATATTAATTGTTCCTGTTCTGTCTTTAGGGCCTCCTGCGGAAGAATAGCTGGTTACTGTTCTAGTGCTGCCACCTACACCAAATTGTGCTGTGATTATGTAACCCCCCATCTGAACAAACAAATATGCTTCGATATTTCCAACTTTAATAGTTGTGCCTGTTGAAGCACCGTCTGCATAGGCGGTAGTAATAATTGGAGCAGGATCAGGTGTCCATTTCGTATAGCCATTGATGCGTCTATACCCGCCCTCAACAGACGGCTCAAAATTAACAAGCTCTCTAGCTGTTCCTGGCATCTGAGCAGCCTGTGCCAATGTAGGCTGGTTTGTCACCAACCCACCAGTGCAGCTAACAGCAAATGTTTCTACTCTATCAGCCATGCTCAGCCTAGCCTTGGACCAGCAATGTAGAACGGACCATGAGGAACATAAGTTGATGTAAGGTATTCGTATTTGTTAATGAGAATGGTTCTCATCCTCTTGATGCCTTCATCAAACTTGTTCTTCGACAGCGCCGCCGCCTGTTCATTGCTTCTGAACATGTAAGCGTGATACATAGCGCCGTCTAAGACGACATGCTTGTACCGCTCAGGCACGAAAGGAACATCGTCGTACTTCTCCAGGTCAACAGGAATACGATAGTATTCGTAGACGAGTTTGTACGCTTCCTTTGGTGGAGGTACGACGATGTATTCTTGAGACGGAGCATTGCAAACCTTCTCAGGAACATTCCTGATGCTGGTGTCCGTCGTGTATTCCTGGTCTACGTGTTCCTTGAGATAGTCATCATAGGTGATGACACGCAGCTTCATTGTCTTGTTGTTGAACGTAGAGTCTTCCTTGACGCGGAAGCTGTCAAAGTCAATGGAAGCGGCGTCAATGGGGAAGGCATAGCGGCTTGTACCAGCCGTCAACGTCTCTTCTGTAATGACATGGTTGAAGGGCCATTCAAAATGGCTCTGGTTGATGTCACGCAACGAAGCATTGATGGAGTCTTTGCACTGCGAATACCAACCTTTAGCTGAAGCGAAATTAGCCGAAGTGAGTTCAACCTCATTCAGCTTCCTGTTGACAGAATTGATAAGTTCAAGGTAGTTGTATGCCATCAGTTTTCCTTGATGTTCAGCTTGATGACTCGCTCAGCAATAGAACCACTGCTGTCGGTGATGCGACAGTAGATTTTGTATTCCTTGTTCAGTGTCCCCAAACCAAGATTGATAGTGGCAACAGTGGATGTTGCTGTCTGTGACACGTTCTGCAAACCATTGACGGAAACACCAGCGCCAAAGGAAGTTTTAACGCCAGAGGCGTTGTCAACAAACCAGGCCACAGATGCAATAGTGACGCCCGTGCCTAACCACCTAGACCAGTCTACGCTGTAGTCTAGGATTTCATCAGGGTCTTTATTGGGCCATTTGTAAGACATAGCTATTCCTTAGCTGGGGTGTTATAAAAGTAAACACTACTTTTGTCAACTTAAGCCTACATTGGCTGTTCGTTCACTAGATGATGTCGTTCTATCGGAAGTGACATAGACAATGCGTTGTTGTAATGGAATTAATACTATTCTAGCTTCTCTAGCTCCAACATAAACAGTACGTAGTCTTTCATACAAATTCTTTACAGCTTCGTAGTCAAAGGAGGTGTTAGTGACAGATTCATTACCAAGCGCTGTTGTGCCAACAACACCAGCAGCAAATGCTTGTGCTTTGGCAATGACAATGACTGTTTGTACAAACGCCGTAGCGCTAACACCAGAGACGCTGAAGTTGGCATTGGTGATGAAGTCTACGTTACCAATAGAGCCTGTAGCGCTAACACCAACAGCGCTGACATTGGCTGTGGTGTTTACTGTTTCATTGCCTAAGGACGTTGTAGCGCTAACGCCTGTCGTCGTTGCTGTGATGGCAATGGAAGCAACAACACTGCCTAACGACGCTGTAGCGCTAACACCTGTAACGCTTACTACAGCATCTGTAGTGACATTGACGTTTCCAACACTAGATGTTGCGCTTACACCAGAAACGCTAAAGGCGATATCTAGGCTGATAGTGAC